ACCAAGCAATATTTAAATGGGCTGGCGCAGACGTAGATCATTTCATTGCATTAAAAACAGAAGTCAATGACATCAAAGTATTAGATCAATCGTATCGTATACCAGGTGGACCCATACACGAACTATCACAAAAAATTATTGGTCAAGTACAAAATAGATTTGATAAAAATTATAAACCAAGAGAAGAACACGGTATCTTAAAAAGATACTCTGACATTACACAAGTAGATATGTCTGAGGGTAATTGGTTAGTGTTATCATCTGCTAATTATTTTTTAGATGATGCTAAAGATTTATGTGAACTACAAGGTTGGTATTATCAATATCGTGGCACTAACTCTGTACCTTTAAAACTATTACTAGCTCTACATAATTGGGAAGCGTGGCGTAAAGATGGAATGTTAAATCACATTGAAATAAAAAACATATATGAATATCTAGGATCAAATGTATTAGAAGGATTTAGAAAAGGTAAAACATTAAAGACAGAAGAAAAATATACTATGGCTGAATGTAAAGAACAACACGGCCTTATCACTGATAAAGTTTGGTTCGAATCTTTTGAAGGATTAGATACCATAACTGAAAACTACATTCGTAATATGAGGGCGAATGGAGAAAAGATAAATAAAAATCCTCGTATAATAATGTCAACCATACACGGAGCGAAAGGAGGAGAAGCCGACAAAGTTTTATTGATGCAAGATATAACAAACGCAGCTCTTGAAACATTTAGTTATGACCCAGATGAATTACATAGATTATTCTACACTGGAGCGACGAGAGCGAAGCGTGAATTACACGTCTTAGATCCAAGAGACTTTGATAAGGCTTACATACTATGACAAACAAAGATATGTTCAAAGGAATGACGTATGATTCGTTAGAAAAACAGGTCGGTGGAAAACACTACCGAAATATGAAGATTCAGCCGGCACACTTTATAAACGAAAACAAGTTGCTTTTTGCGGAAGGTAACGCTATAAAATATATCTGTAGGCACAACTTAAAAGGGAAAGAAGAGGACGTGAGAAAAGCTATTCATTACCTAGAAATGATCCTAGAAAGAGACTATTCGTGAGAAGCACCCAGATACCGTTGTTCACACCAGAAACGGAATGGGTAATGCCAGAAGAATTAAAAGATCTTCGTGGGGCCAAAGAAATAGCAATAGATTTAGAGACTAATGATCCTCATCTAATAGAGCTAGGCTCTGGTAATGTGACTGGAAAAGGGCACATTGCAGGCGTTGCGGTGGCCGTAGAGGGCTGGTCAGGCTATTTCCCTATACAACACGAGTCTGGTGGTAATATGGATAAAAAGCTAGTATTTTCGTGGCTACAAGAATTACTTAATCAAACTGAAAGCACCTTTATATTTCACAACGCTATGTATGATATCTGTTGGTTAAGATCAGCAGGTCTTATAGTCAAAGGTAAAATTGTAGACACTATGATTGCAGCGTCTTTAATTGATGAGAATAGATTGTCTTATCAATTAAATACGTTATCAAAATTTTATATTGGTATGGGTAAAGATGAATCGATATTACAAGCAGCAGCAAAAGAATATGGACTTGATGCAAAGAAAGATATGTGGCGACTACCTGCAATGTTTGTGGGTCAGTATGCAGAACGTGATGCAGAGTCTACACTTAAACTTTGGAAAAGATTAGAGACAGAATTATATCAACAAGAGTTATGGGATGTATTTAATTTAGAAACAAAACTATTTCCGTGTTTAGTTGATATGAGATTCAAAGGTGTAAGAGTTGATTTAGAGAAAGCGAGTAATATTAAAAAATCTTTGATGCACAAAGAGAGAAAAATTATTAGTAAAATCAAAGCTTTAACAGGAATTGACATAGAAATTATGGCAGCCCGAAGCATCGCAAAAGCGTTTGACAAATTAAAACTTCCATACGACAGAACAGAAAAGAGTAAAGAGCCAAGCTTTACAAAAAACTTTTTACAAAACCATCCACACGAATTACCACAAGCGATAGCTGAAGCTAGAGAAATAAATAAAGCACATAGTACCTTTATAGATTCTATAACTAAGCACGCAGTCAATGGTAGAATACACGCCGACATAAATCAAATACGATCAGATGCAGGCGGAACGGTGACTGGTAGGTTCTCAATGTCGAATCCAAACTTACAGCAGATTCCAGCGAGGCATCCGGAACTCGGACCGATGATAAGATCTATATTTATTCCAGAAGAAAATACTACGTGGGGATCTTTTGATTACTCACAACAAGAACCAAGAATATTAGTGCACTATGCAAAGTTACAAAACTTAACTGGTGTAGATGAAATTGTAGATGCATACAATGATGGTGATGCAGACTTTCACCAGGTTGTTGCAGATATGGCAGGGATAGAACGTAAGCAAGCCAAAACAATAAACTTAGGTTTAATGTATGGTATGGGTAAAAATAAATTAATGGCAGAGCTAGGATTAATGAAAGACTCTGCAGAAAAACTAATTAGACAATACCATACCAAGGCTCCATTTGTAAAACAATTGATGGACAATGTATCTCGTAAAGCAAATGATCGTGGTAAGATTAGAACTTTACTAGGACGTGCGTGTCATTTTGATTTGTGGCAGCCAGTACAGTTTGGTGTGTTTAAACCATTACCATTAGAGCAAGCACGAAAAGAGTATGACGAACCGTTGAAGCGTGCATTTACATACAAAGCTTTAAATAAATTAATACAAGGTAGTGCGGCTGATATGACAAAAAAATCTATGGTAGCGCTATATGAAAATGGTATAATACCTCACATTCAAATTCACGATGAAGTAGATATTTCAGTGGAGTCGAATGAAAAAGCAGAAAACATAATAGAGATTATGGAATCTGCAGTAGAATTAAAAGTCCCTAACAAAGTGGATTACGAGTCGGGGGCTAACTGGGGTGAAATTAAATAGTGGCTTATTTAAATGCAAACATACCAATAATAGAATGTTACGTTAGAGGTAACTATCTTAGAGATCAAAAAGATTCACACGATAAATATTTTGAAGTTGGAGTCTTTGGTTTTAGTTCTATACCAAATAGAGTACCTATGTTTCATTTCTTAATGGAAGATGGGGGTCTATGGTGGAGAGCACCTATATCAGCTTTTTGTACTAAACCAGGAGTAAAAGAATTACCACTTGATGAATTAGTTATGTGGGATTGTTTTAGTTACAATGTAAGTGTTACAACTTTTTATGAAATTGCAGGATGTACAATGCAATATACATCTAGACGTAAAGTAAAACGTAAGGGTAAGTATTTATTTACAATAGACTGGTGTGCAGGAGACTTTAACGAATTAAATTTTGGTTATTCTGAAAAACCAGATCAACATAAATGTGGTCACGTCATAGAATTAGAGGACGGAAACTACGCAATACAGCCCAATAATAGACTTAAAATATATGATCCTTCTATGGGAGTGGACCCAAACAAAACCTTGATTAATAGATTAGTAACAGATAAAATATACTCCGTAGAAAATTCTGCGAAATGGATCACAGACGAACACGAGAAGGGTATGTACGACTATGATCTTAAAAACTTGGAGGACGACAATGATAAATGAGATTAAAGATAAAGCTATGGAAATATGGCACAACCACAAGGTTTGTGTTCTTGCTGCAGCAGCAGCTTTCGTAATTGGAGCTATACTTTTTTAATAAAGGACTTTATGCCTTATGAATTTAACCGATCTATTAAAGAAAAATATAGTAATGGTGCCAGTAGTTGCATCTGTATTAGTCGGGACATTTACTGGCGTTAAGTATATTGTTAATTTAACAGACACAATCAACGGCAACAGAGCAGAGATAGCAAAAATTAAAACAGTCGATCTTGTAAATATACAAAGAGATATGGCTGTCCTTACAGAAAAAACAAATACAATCCTACAAAAACTAGAACGAGCAGAAGGCACTTGGGAGATGGCTGAAAACTTGTATGAGTTGTTGGCTAATCGTGTCAATGACCTGGAGTGGGATATCAAAGATTTAAACAGAGAAATAAATTATTAAGGATGATCTATGGAGATAGCCAGGATGAATTATTACTTTACAGGTATATTGGTTGTCTTACTTTGTTTATTAGCTTGGGCTGGTCCTGCATATCCTAGAAACGAATATTTAAACTCATACCCTAACGAATGTAGAACTGGTGAGGTAGATGTATCAGTATCTCGTAGAGATTATGATTATAACAACTACGATAATTCTTGGAATGGTAGTGAATCAGAAGAAGTAAGACTTACGTTTAGAAAATACCTTGGTAATTTACAATGTAATGAAAGAAACGATTTAGCTTTAGAAAATGAAAAACTTAAACAACAACTAGAGTTAATGAAAATGTGTAACAAAGTTAACAGAAATCCTACACTAAAACGTAATGAAAATTTTAATTTATTAATATCAAAATGTGAAGGTGTAATTCCTACAAAGGTTGAAGAAGAAAGACCTACAGAAAAAAATACCTGGAAAGGTATGAAAAAAGACTACCTAAAATCTAATCCAGACGCTAAAACTATGGATAATAC